CATTTGAAGCAGTTGTAGCCGACACCGTTTATAACCACCTTGTCATGCTGTGTCGCTGACAACTGCTTCAAATGGTAGGCACACGCATTCTTTAGCTGAATGACATCCAGAGTGAACTCCTGGCCTCTGTTCTCCTTGCAGGGGAACACGCTGTCAACTTTCGGGTAAACACCCATAATCTCTTCTCCCTCTACGGACATCGTTTTGCCGTCCAGCTCCTTGCTGCCCTCATTGAAGATGACCAACAGCCTTCCGTCTGTTGCATACATTCTTTCCTGCTCGAAGTGAACACCGTTCATAATTTTTCGTGTCTCATCTTTTGAGCACACATTGGCGAATAACGCCTTGATAACTTTTTTGTTCATGTGAATAATTGATTTATGTTAAACATTATGCTACTGCGTACATTCTTCTGCACTCTGCTTCTTCGCGCTCCTGCTGCTCACACTTGCGGTAGAAGTCGTAGTGCTCGATATAGCTTTCGATACTCTCATGCTGGTAATAGAGCATTTTGTAATTCTCCCTTGCCCTTTCGAGTGCAAGGGCGTTTTCCTTACTTGGATTCTCGGCAAATGTTACCTCACTTCCCTGCAGCTCCAGTTCTGCAACCCGAACTTGCTCCTTCATTACGATAGCTTGCTTTTTGATGCTTCCTAAAGTTCTCATGTCTTGATAGTTTTGAATGTGTTACTTATCTTATTTGCTACTACAAAGGTACGCAAAACTTATCAAATACGCAAATTTTTAGGGCAAAAAGTTCATCAAAAATCAAAGTTTTTTCATCATTTTTTGAGCCGCAGCTTTACCTTCATATCCTCTTGGACTGCCATCTGAAAATTCCTCATCAGCACAAGAAGTCCCTGCTGGAGCTTTTCGTCTGTTTTGACAATTTCGAGGACGGCCTTCGTATATGGGAAGATTTCCGGCGAACACCTCTTGACGCAGAGAATAGAGGAATTTAACAGCCTCGTAAATTCCTCATATTCCTGCTGCCAAACGGCTTCTTGCATGTTCACAATCTTAGCCATTTACCGTGTCGTTTAGACGGTCATAGCGTGCCTTGTGCGAACACGTCCACGGAACGGACGCTGCAATACCATGTTGTAGGCGTGTTGCAACCTGTGAGCTGACAGGCCCTGCATGATGCTGTCGAACTTCTGTTCCTCGTTTCGGAACTTCTTTTCGTTCTGGAAGTATGTCGTGAGGCCATTGATGAACCACATGCCAGTACCACGCACTCCGTATTCCTGGCCGACGCCGCTTTCCATGGTTTCCTTGACCTTATCCACGAGGTTCCTGCCAACGGCTGTAATGTCTTGATGATGCAAGTCGCCTGTCTGCTGGTACACCTCCAAGTTCTTGTCGGAAAGCATCACCTCGGCAATGATGTCATCGAGCGTCTTCTGTGAGAGCTTCGTGTTCTTCAACAGCTCAAAGCTCTGCTCCAAAGAGTTCTTGTAGATGTTGTACATGTTCATGGCCCTAAACGCAAATTCCGCGTTCTCCTTGTTCGCAAGGTCGAGACGGCTCATGATGTTGGAAGAGTGACGCAGCGACAATTTCCCTTCGTTGTGGTCCATCGCGTAGTTGAGAGTGTTGTTGCAAACCACCCTCGTTGGCGTTACGAGGCAGTTCACGGCTCCAGTTCCGTCATGGGACGTGGTGAATACCACATACATTTCTACGCGGTCATCCGTCTTGTTGTCAAGGATGATTTGCTCGGGGAACTTCGCAGTAATGAATACTCGCTCACCGTTCCCAAGCACTCCTGCAGTCTCAATGACTGGCGTGTGCTCGTTTCCCATTTCGCCAGAGCAAAGCGTGTCAATGAAGCGGAAAGCGTCTGCGTTCTGCACTACGCCATAGCTGTCAGATACGACACCAAGCGACTTCTCGCTATCCATGCGCATCGTTGCCTTTCGGCTGGGGATGATTTGACTCATCAACAAGTCACTGCTAATGCTCTCCCCGGCTTCGATGGCTTTCATGATGTCTGGGGTAAGTGCCGCAATCGGCTGAAGCTGTACGTTGTAGTCAGCGTGTGACAGTTCCAACGCTTGTTCTACGGTCATAGGGCCGTCAAATACTTGACCAAGGCGGTGCCATGCACGTTCTTGTCTTCCGTTCTCTACATAACTGGCTACGTTGCCGTTCATTTCAATGTTATGTGCCATAATATAAAATGTATTAGTGCCTGCTGGTTAGACAGACGTTACCTTTATTTTACCATTTCTGTTCCACATACTACCACGTCGCCTACTGCGACCTGTCGAATACCTGCCATAGCGAAAATCAAGCTCGCGTTGCGATTGAATGGAAGTCCCTTGAGCTTGCCCTCTTCATTCAGCACCATTATCTGTGTGCTGCTGATTTGGATGATTTCAATGTAACCGCCTACGGCTTTCTGGAGTTCTTCAAGCGTGAAGTCCGTTCCATTTTGGGGTGCATAGTCTATGCTCGTCCCATCTGTTTTAATGATTGAAGGTCTCATGTTTTGAATGTTATATCTTATCTTATTTGCTACCACAAAGGTACGACAAAATTATCAAATATACAAATTTTTTCACCTGTTTTTTGTGGAAAAAATAAGAAAAACCCTCACCCGAAAAGTCGGGCAAGGGCAAGTAACTTTTAGAGTCGGCATTATCTTCCTGTCATCTTCGGTACTTCGTAAATACCCAGTATGCGAGGACTGCCGCAAGGACAAGACAAGCAAGCCCCAACAGCACCCATGACAGGTATTGCAACTGCTTGGTTTCAGTCGCAGACGCATCCTTTTGTGTGGTGTTCTTGTATGCACTCTCCGCAGACTCTTCCTTATTGGCAGATGTTTGTACCGTAGTTGTGGTTTCCTTCTTTTCTTCGGTGTCGCTTTGGTCTTCGGTGTCCTTCTCTGTCTTTTTCTTGTTGTGAGTGATTGTAGTTTGGTTCTCGGTCATTAGGACAGGGGAAACGCCATTGCTGTCAACCTTGCTGGTGTCGTACCATGTGGTTTCCCGAATGGTTATGGTTTCCGTGTCGTCACTGGTCTGTTCAGTCGTTGTCGTGACCGTTGTGACGGATGACTCCGAAGAGGTGTTTTCTGTAGCCTGGCCTTGCTCGACGGTGGAAGATACCACGTTCAAGGTCTGGTCTGTGTCCTCCTTGACTGTCTTCTTCATGCTCCCGCAAGATGCAAGGAGCAAAAGACAAAGCAACAATTTTACTACTTTCATGCGATAACTTTTTTAGCGTTTGACAAATACTGCTTGCGTTGAGTGAAGCCGTTGAGTCCTCCATTCACGCGCTTTGTTACGGCCCTTACATCGTCCTTGTCGGCAAGGGCAAGGCATCCAGATACCTTGAAGAACCAGCAAGCGGTCATCACGGCATAGTAGGGTGTCGCAACTACTTCGGGGTGTTCCAGCACGTCTGTCTCGCCCTCGAAGTTCTGTTGTAGATATTCATTGAAACGTCTGTAGTTCGCGGTTCCTGTGAGCTGGATAAGCCCACGGCCTTTGTACTTCTGCCCATCACCGTCTGCCTCTGGAGTGTTACCAAGAGCAGCTGCCAACCTTCCCGTATCGTAAGCCTTGCCGCTTGCAATCTCCTGGCTATAACGAAGCTGTCCGCTTTCATGTGCTATTTGGGCTAAGAAATGGCACACCCTCAATCTCGTGTTAATTCCGAACTTGTGCATAAGTTCATTGAGAAGCGGAAGGTACATGTCAATGTTCTTCGATAGGGCATTGGGCATGATTGCTTTCAACTGCTGTTTCGTAATCATAAATGGTGATGTTTTTGTTATTCCTTCGGATAGCTTAATTGCTCTTCTGTGATGTTATTCAGGCACTCCAGATATTCCCTTGCCTCGGACTTAGCCCAAGACAGATTGTGATAGCTGAAGTTGCCGCACTCCTTCTGTGTGGAGCCTGGCACCTCACCCTCATAGTCTGCGATATAGGCCATTAGCTGCTTCACGCTCTGAACCAACTGCCTGCTGTCCCATTCGCCGATAAGGATAAGGTTGAAGCCTGTGCAACACCCCATAGGGCTAAAACAGATGATGTCCTTGCCTAACGTGGTTTCGTTACGCAAGAACGTCGCTCCCATGTGCTCAATCGTATGCATAGCTTCTGGGCACAACATAGAGTAATTCGGTCTCTTCATCCGAATGTCAATAGTCGTAATGATGTCGCCGTGAGGCGTAACATCCTTGCGAGACACATAGATGCCTGGCTGCATCTTCGTGTGGTCAACTTTGAAACTATCTATCTTCATACGATTAGTATTTTAAGCGATATAACAGTTGGCTTCTATAGTTAAGGCCATTCGCCCAAAGGTGTACCGAAAAGTGCGTAGGTCTCTCCTGTCACAGCATCGACACAGACCATTCCCTCTTTCGGGTTGCCAAAGATGTATAGTGCATTGGTCTGGTCCTTCCAAACAGGTTTTCGTAGCACACAATACTTGCTGGCTGGCTTTGGGCAGTTCGCCTTCATTAGTTTGTCGTACGCATCTTTGAATGTCAGACTGATCGGCTCATCGTTAATTGGATTATTTTCAAGATAGAAGCCGTCCATTTTCTGGTAAACAGTGCCGTCTTTGTTGGTCGTCGCGTAGAACACATGCACATCGTACCCCTTGTCTTTATTTGTTATTTTCTGGAATACATCGCGCACCTGTACTATCTCTCCAGTGCTGGAAGCGTCATTCAGATAGTCCTTGAAAATGACCTCACACTCAAACCAAACATAGTCGCCACCTTCGTTGACGAACATCCACTGACGGTCTGTGCTGATGACATGTTCTGCTACCAGTGAGCCTCCCTGTGCCTCTGCCGGAACTACGACGAAATCACCGAGCACAGCCTTTGCTACTGTCAGCTCGGTATTGACGGTTTCCTTCTTCTCTTCCTGCTTCTTGGACTTGGGGATGCAGGATGTCAGCCCCAGAGTAATGCTAAAAATGAGTAGCATACTCATAAGAATTGATTTCTTCATGTCTTTTTTGATTTTGAATTTTGAAATTGGTTTCTTTTGATGGTTTTTGTGCCAACTGCTATATCGCTATATTTTCAGTGATTCCTTGATGTATGGAACGGAACCGAGGGCTTCCCAAGTGAACAGGCCGACACCATAAGTAACCCCCTCGATGGTCTTATTGATGCAAGTACACTTCCGTCCTACATGACCGTAGGCCGCTGTTTCCTCATACATCGGCTGTCGGAGTGAAAGCTGGTACTCTATGGCCTTCGGCCTCAAGTCAAACATGGAACGGATTGCCTCTGCAATTTCAGAATCGCTCTTGCCTATCTTTCCAGTTCCGAAGGTCTGCACGTTTACACTCACTGGCTCTGCCACACCGATTGCATAGCTCAACTGCACAAGCATTTCCTTTGCCACTCCAGCAGCTACCATGTTCTTTGCTATGTAACGAGCCATATATGCTGCAGAACGGTCAACCTTGCTGGGGTCTTTCCCAGAGAAGGCACCGCCGCCGTGTGCGCCCTTGCCGCCGTAGGTATCGACGATTATCTTGCGCCCTGTCAGTCCCGTATCTCCGTGCGGGCCTCCGATAACGAACTTCCCTGTAGGATTGACAAGTATCTTCGTTTCTGTGTCAAACAGCCCAAGGATATAGTCGTTATTGATACGCTCTTTCACTCTCTGAAGCAGATAGTTCTTCACATCGTATTCTATGATGTCGTGCATTTCGACATCTGCATCTTCCTGGCTCTTCGCTTCGTTTGGCTGAATGAAGTCGTCGTGCTGTGTGGAAACTACAATCGTATCGATGTGGACTGGCTTGCCGTTCTCGTCGTACTCAACCGTCACTTGGCTCTTGGCATCGGGGCGCAGGTACTTCATGGCAGTATTGGCCTTTCGTATCGCTGCAAGCTCCTGTACTATGAGATTTGCCAGATAGATAGGCAGCGGCATATACTCTTCCGTTTCGTCCGTGGCATAGCCGAACATCATGCCCTGGTCGCCTGCACCTTGATTCATTTCTTCCTTGCGCTCTACGCCCCTGCTTATGTCAGCACTTTGTTCGTGAAGCAAGTTAATGATTCCGCAGCTCTCGTTGTCAAACTTCAATTCCGGCTTGTCGTAGCCGATACGCTTAATTGTCTCACGGACTACTGCTGAAACATCTACATTTGCTGCGGACTTGATTTCTCCGGCCACAATGACCTGCCTTGTCGTTACCAACGTCTCACAAGCCACTTTCGATGTCTGGTCTTTCGCTATGTATGCGTCAAGGATTGCATCGGATATCTGGTCTGCAACCTTGTCGGGATGCCCTTCGGACACCGCTTCTGATGTGAATAAACTGTGTTTAGGATTCATAAACTATCTTCTGATTCTTTTTTGTTTTCCTTTAGGTCGCTGAGGTCAACATCCCAGTGTCTTTCTGTCTTGTCAATCATTATCTTCTGAAGGATTCTCCAGAAGCGACTTTCTTCCTCCGAGTCTCTGCATGAGCTTTCATTTTCTGCCATACTCCATAGCTGTTCAAACGCGATAACTCCAGCCACAATATAGCTCAATGGTATTGAGACATGAACGAATATCCAGCGTTCTACAATGTATGCGAGAATGATAAGCCAGAGACGTTTTGGTATGGTTACCTTGATAACCTTTCCAAATGCAAAACTCGTGAACTTCGCTTCTTGTCGTTTGACCTTGTCTGGGTATCGCGCCTTTACCCTCTTGTCAAGTTGGTACGCCGTCCAAGCGTCACTAACAATCAAAATCACTACGACTACTATCAGCGGGAATGTAGGCTTGAACTCACCGACAAACCAGCCGACGAAACCACCTAAAATTCCCCAAATAAATTTCCAGTTCACAAAGTTTTCCATATCTTTTTTCACAAAGGTACGCAGATTCCGCAACCTCTTTGCACTGATACGTCAAACTTTTAGTGAACTGGAAAGTGCAGAGAATTTACTGATGTTTGGCCTTCTTTTCCCACTCTTCACGATACATGGCACGAATATCGTCCGCGTGTCGCAGGTCTTCCATCAGTTTTCCCTTTAGGTCTGAACACACGTTCTTTTGGGCTTCTATCGCCTCGTTCTTGCATGTTAGGATTGTATGGATGCACTCTGCAATAATGCTTCGTGTTCCCCAGCCACCAAAGAAAGCGTCGTGATTGGGATTGATAATCGTATTTCCGCAGTAAGACGAGAATACATCATCATCAACCGTATATAGTCCGTGTTGCTCGTCACCGATAATCATCAACACATCTGGAGCCTCCTTATAGACTATACACATGTGACCACATCCCTTCCAGCTTTCCAACTTGTGGAAAAGGCAGTCATTGAACACTCCGTATTCTGCAAGTATGTTTTCCAGAGCGTCATTGCTATACGAATCTTCACCCCTTGCATCGAAGTCGAACTTGATTTGAACACCGTCCTCACCGCCAAAGATATACGTCAAGAATGAGTGCATGACTGGCTCACTCATATTCAGCATATTCTCCAAAACGGTATCTACGTCCAGCTTGCTGAAGAAATCCCTTGCGAAACGGAACTCCACTTCGTTTTTCCAATCCCCAAGACAAAGCAGGTCCTCAAAGTCATTGACTGGCCCATACACTTGTGCCTCTGACTTATCTCCGTTCCGATAGGTGTTCTCGTATATTTCCCACGTTGACTTTAGAACCTTCTGACGGTACTCCAGCATCTTTTGTAGACGCTTCTCGTATTGCTCAAATTCCTTCTTGCTGTCCTCTGAAGCGTCCTTCTTTCCGTTTTCATGCTCTCCCATATAGAGGGTAAGCTGCTCACTCCTGCGCTTCATTTCCATTTCGGCCATCAGCAAGCGAATCTTGTCAGACAGTTCACGGCTTGGGATGCCTGTCTCTTTGTCGAGGTCAAACTGAAAAAACAGCTCTTGTGTAATGGCCTTGCATTTGTACTCTCTGGCCAGATTTGAAAACTTCTTCAATGACCTGTGCGTTTGGTAGTACTTCACTACCGCACACAGATAGTTGAAGAAACGGTCTAAATTCTTTGCATTCATACTTTGACTTGTTTAGTTTATTGGTTTAATACTATTTCGCCTGTTCCTGTGTGGCCGATTCCACCCCCTCGGTCGTAGCCGTCGAGTTTTTCAGCCTCGTAGAATTTCTTCACATGGACTACACGATAGAACGTCATTTGCGCGATTCGCGTTCCTGCAGGAATGGAGAAAGCAACGTCATTGTTCTTCAAGATGACATTCACGCAATCCTTGTAGCCTGGGTCTATCTTCCCGACAATAACATCTGCATCGAAACGCATGTTTCCACTTTTCGTTTCTCTCCATGGCAACCAGCCCCACTTCAACACCCATTTCTTCCTTGAACCGATACCCTCCATTCCCTTTGCAGAGAAACCACTGCGCGGCTCTATCTTTGCCTCGATACCTTTTGGCAGTTCAATGGCGAAATTCAGAGGGACAAGAACACGGCTCTTTGCAGGGACAAACACTTGATGCGGAACATACAAATCGTACCCGATGCTGTCACGCTTTGCGACTTCCGGCTTTTTGTACTTCCCTAACGGCTTGATACGGATAAACCAAAGTTGGTCTGTCCGTATCGTCTTTTCTTTCTTTGCTGCTTTTTTCATGGTCATTTTATAATCATTTCC